TAAAGAAGATAGAAGAAAATCTTATCCACTAATTGAAGAACAACTTGATGACATCTACCACAACGGAATTGATGAGTGGAAGAAAACAATTAAAGCTGTCAAAGACAAATATCCAAAGGGTTGAGGAATAAAATATGAGTACAATATCAAATACTGACCTAACAATTACAGATGTAAATGTTACAAACATTAAAGATGGTTCAGGAAATAATGCAACTACACCTGCGGATTTAGTTCAAGGTAGAGCAAAATGTTGGATAATGATGAATGGTACAGGCACAGTCGCTGTTGACGATAGTTATAATGTCGCATCAATAACAGATTCTGGCGGTGGCAGATATGTAATAACAATAGCTACAGATTTTGGGAATGTAAACTATTGTTGGGTGGGAATGGCTCAACAAGACGGAAGTGACGACAGAGCAATTATAATATCACAAGAAGAAGATGCCGCACCTGCCGCAGGTTCACTAACAATTGCTACTCAGAATGATGGCGGTTCTTATGTTGATACTGCAGGTATCGGTGTAGTAATGTTTGGAGACCAATAATGGCTGAAAAAAGAATAGTTTATCAAGGGGAAGATGGAATAGCTAAAGTTGTTGTTCCTGCTCCAAAGTTTTTAGCAAGTGGTGGAACAATAGACGATTTATTAATAAAATCTGTTCCTGAAAATTGCAAAGACTCAGCAGATATTGTTGACGTTGATACAGTTGAAAGCGACAGGACATTTCGCAATGCTTGGGTTACTGAAAAAGGCAAAAGTGTTGAGATTGATTTAGCTAAGTCCAAAGTTATCGCTAAAGAAAAAGTAAGAGAAGCTAGGACTCCTAAGTTTGCAGAACTAGATATTGCATACCAACGTGCTGATGAAGATGGCAATGCAGATGCAAAAGCCGCAGTAGTCGTAAAAAAACAAACAGCAAGAGATGCTACAGCAGATACCAAAATAACTAATGCTGATTCTGTTGATAATCTAAAAACAGGAATGAATGAAGTGATTAAAGAAGTAGGTGATTTATAATGGCTAAAATTACAAACACAGGGGTTCATATTGTAGAGGGAAGTGCTGCGGCATCTGATACAGGTGGAGAAGGACAAATCTGGGTTAAATCAGATACCCCAAGTTCCTTATACCATACAGATGACGCAGGTACGGACTTTAGAATTAATGGCACTACTGTAAGTGCAGAACAAGCTACTACAAGTGGTACAAGTATTGATTTTACAGGAATACCGCCAGGTGTTAAACGTATTACCTTATTAACACACTCTATGTCTGGTAGTGGAACAGATGAGTGGTTAGTACAATTAGGTGATTCTGATGGTATAGAAACATCTGGGTATCTTAGCAGATATGGTAGAATTTCTGGTACAAGTCCTGCTACCGAGGGTTCAACAGCAGGTTTTATTGTATTCAATGATGCCGCTGCTCTTTTACATGAAATAGTTATGGATATTTATCTTCAAGACGTAGCTAATAATACTTGGGTTTCATCACACATTATAACTGTTCAAAGCACAACTATTACGGCTTATGGTTCTGGAAGTAAGGCTCTTAGTGGAACATTAGATAGAATTAGATTAACTCACGCTAGTGGTTCAGATACCTTTGATGCAGGTGCGGCATCTATACAATTCAGTTAAGAGGAAAATATAATGGCACATGATGTAACAGAATTAAATGTATCTACTGGTGAGATAATAACCAGAGAGTATATACAAGCAGAAAAGGATGCTATTGCTGCAATGCAGCCTACAACAGATCAAAAGTGGGATAAAATTAGAAGAAAACGAGATGAACTATTACGTGAATGTGATTGGTGGGCTAGTTCAGATGTAACTATGTCAGATGCACAGACTGCTTACAGAAAAGCATTAAGAGACTTACCTGCAAGTAAATCGAACCCAGATGATATAGTGTTTCCGAGTAAACCTTAATGACAGAATTATCATGGTACGCTTATCTAATAATCCTATTTCTGCCTTGCTTAATAAATACCCTAATAGGTATATATATCCAGCTTTACTTAAAGCGTATAAACAGGCAAGAAAGGAAGCCACCGTGGACGTACAAAAAAAGTCTAATTAATGCTGTAGCTATTGGTGCGCCTATGGGTGCATTAACTCAGATGTTATTACAATCAGCTTTGTCTCCTTACATATATTTAGACGAAGCTAGTCAATGGAATTTAGTTATATTTGCAGCAGTGTTCTGTCCTTGGTTAATTATGATTGGATATTCAACATCTTTATGGTATACAAAGAAAAAAGGATATACAATGTTATATGAATACTTAAGAGTACGTCATCATGAAATTGAATATCCAGATGATGATAGTGATTTTACTGTAAAAAATTATCATAAATCAGAATTAAATGGAAACGATATAAGGGAAGAATAATGATTTATAAGCACCCAGAAGCTGTAGTTAAAGGAATAGATTTTGTTACTTATAGTTGTAGTGGCTGGGCGTGTATAGCAGCTTATATAAACCATTACTCAACTTTATTTGCTATTGGTATAGCTTTTTGTTCCTTGGTTGTTAGCTTAATATACAAACACTTAAACTATGTAGTTAACAAGAAAAGAACAGAAGCTATGTTTGGAGAAGAAAAAGATATTTGGGAATGAAACTTTCATTAAAAACTATAGAAGAACCAAGTAAACAGATTGAGTTTTTATATATAGCTGGGTCATTAAAAAGAAAAGACCCAATAGAAGAAGCAATAAAACAACTCAATAATTTTACTAAGTTTGTGGGTATAGTTGATGAAAACGAAAGACTTTATGGTGGATTTGGTTTAGATAATCACGAAGTTCATGTAGCAGTTAATAAAAAAATTAAAGGTAAGTGGACATTTTTATTACCACAAATGGTAGATATTGTTGTAGATGAATTTGGATTTCTTACTTGGTTTTACGATACTAAAGATAAAGAAGAAGATAAGTGGAATACACATTTAATTAAACATTTATCAAAAGACTACAAAGTTGAAAAAATTAAAGAAGATGGTAATACACATTTTTATAAATTGAGGAAAGTATAATGGGGTTTATAGGAAAAGCTGTCAGGGGCGTAACAAATTTATTAGGAATAACAGGTGATGTTCCAAAAGGAGTACAAACTCAAACTGGATTTTTTCCTCCTAATGTTAATATTGATTTACCTTTATTTAGTGCAAGACAAACTGCTGGCGGTAGTACAATTGCTAATACTGCTCAATTTACTCCAGAGGGTTTGCGTATTGAAGAGTTATTAAAAGGTATTTCTGGTAGAAAAGCAGACGAGTTAGCAGCTTTTGTAGAAGGTGGCGATGACGCTATAATAGAAAGGGAACAAAAATTATTTGAAGAAGCAGCAGCTCCAGATATTACTAGAGCTAGAAACCAATTAAGAAATGATATTATTGCAGGAACTGGAGGGTTGTTTACAACTCCAGGAGGACAACAAGCTATGGGTGCTTTTGAAGCAGAACTTACTGCTGATACGGCAGCAAGAAATTTACAAGCTATAGATAGAGCAGAAGCTAGAAGAAAATTATTAGAAGGTGAAGAATTAGACACATTAAACTCTTTAGTTGCTTTTCAAAATCAACCTATTACAGCAGCTCAGATGGCATTATCAACAGGTGGTGCTGCTGCTGCTGGTAATACTGCTTCAGCACAACTTGTTCAACAAAACGAATTACAAAATAGAGCTGCTACTGGTAATTTCTTAACAGCGTTACTAGGTGGATTTATGGGAACAAAAGGAGCTGGTAGTGGTAATATATCCACTGCTCCTATTTACTCTGGAGTACCAACTTCTAGCCAAGCAGGCGGCTTTGGTATGGATTTTAGAAGGTCTACAAGTGCTTTTAGTACCACAACACCACAATTTTCTGGTGGATTTTCATCAACTCCTCGTAGTAACTACTTTATGGGGAGACCTTACTAATGGCTACTTTATTTGATGACCCTGATGTATTAAGAAGTAAATTACTTAGAGAAAGAATGGTACAAGGCGGAGGTACAGCCGAAAGTGCTATACTTGCTAATGCTTCTAACGTAGGAACTAATTTAGGATACGGTATAGCAAGACTCTTTGGAAGAGAAATGCCAGAAGTACAAGCAGCAGAAAAGAAACAACAGGTTATGCAAGATGTTTTAGAATCTACTGACGCAGACGGAAACCCGTATACTTTTGGGTCACTAGAATTTTATGATAATGTTAGTCAAAAATTATTAGATGCTGGGTTTATGAATGAAGCTTTTCAAGTTTCTCAAATAAGAAATAAGGCAGCAACAACAGCTCAGGCTGCTGAAGACAAAGCTATTGATAGAAAACTAAAAAAATCTAGAATTAAAGCTATTGACCAAAGAACACGCGGTGGTTCTTTCTCTGATAAACTACGCGATAAAAAATACGAACAGGAAAAATCTCCTACAGATAATCAAATAATGGAAACTCAAACTTTTCTTGGTCCAAAAGGCAATGCGTCTGGACTTACAGAGGAAAACCAAGCTTTTCTAAAGAAAGCCTATTATGGTCAAGACGAAGAAGAACAAAGTTACGTTGGACAATTCCGCTTTGGTGAAGAAAATATTCCAGAAGAAACTGGAATTAGTATGTTTACAGACGATGATGGTGTTTTTACTGGAACAAGTACTCAATCTCAAATTGAAGAAATGGTAGCAAGGCAAGTTAGAAATAGAAGACTTGCTGGAGAAGAAGTTACTCAAGCTACTATTAATGAAATTATTGATGATATTAGAAATGCTTCTAGTTTTACAGAAGTAGACCCAAAAGGTTTTGGAGATAAAGGGTTTTATAAACCAAATATACAAGCTCCATCAAAAACAAAATCAGATACCGAAATGAACCAATCTATGCAACTTGTTGGTAATAAGTTTCTAGACCTTGTGGAAACAGAAGGTATGTCTCCAGAAGAAGCAAGAGGAGTAATAGAAGACGCTATTCTTGATATGGGGTATACTGAAACACAATCTAAACAATTATTGGAAGTTATTAATACGTTACAAGACGAATTGGAGTAATAGATGGTAGCTAAATCAGCACTTCAGGTAGCAAATGATATTCTTACCAAAAGGGGTATAGTTGCTGGGGGCGCAGCAGTTGCTACTGGAACAGCACAAGCTGAAGAATTAAACTTTACTGTAGGTGGAAAACAAATTACAATTCCATCTCCTCTTGATAAAGAACCTGAAGGTCAGGTAGAAAGAACAACAGTAGCTATACAAGAAGATAGAGATAGAGGTCTTATAGAAAAAATAATATTTCCAGGTGAAATAGTAAGAGGTATGGGAATAGAAATTCTTACTGGTGATACAACTGCTAAAGAAGTTATAGAAGATAAAGGATTTGCTGATGCAGCAGCAGCGGGATATGAAATCTGGAATAACCCAGACCATAAAGTAAAAACAAGTTTTATGGAAGCTCAAAATGATGCTTTTGATAAAATATATGCTGATGAACAAAAGTACGGAGCAAACTATTTATCTGATAAAGCTCATTGGAAAAGTAAATATGAATCTGAGTTAGCAGGATATAAACTTGTTGGCAAAGAAATGCCTAAAGAAGAAAGAGAAATGTTTGAAAACTATATAAAATATTCAAGTGATTTTTCTTTTATGAATTGGTTAGCTAGACCAGAGAATGCTCATATGAGAGCAGCTTATGTAGTAGGCGCGGGATTAAGTGCAGATTTATTTTTAGAACCTTTAGTTTTTATAGGGCGAGGAATTGCTCTTGGATATGGAGCTTTAAAAGGAACTGCTAAAGTAGCAGATAAAGCTGTTACTGGTGGTAAAGGCGCAGAGAAAGTTTCTAAATTTAAAGAAGCTAGAGA